GGCTTGACGCATATGATTGGCGGTCTGTCCAGAGGTGCTACCTCAATACTCAGGCAGTTAATTGACGCAGGCACACTATCCAACCTACCTGCAGGTTTCAAGGCCAGAGGCATCCGTATTCGAGATGACGATGTGCCTATCCAGCCCGGTGAGTTCAGGGACATGGACGCACCCGGTGGGTCATTGCGTGAAGCATTGATGCCGTTACCTTTCAAGGAGCCAAGCGGTACGTTACTTAATTTGTTGGGCATGCTCGTTGATGCAGGCAGACGCTTTGCTTCTATCGGAGACATGCAGATAGGAGATGGTAATCAAGAAGCGCCTGTCGGTACAACCGTAGCCTTACTTGAGCGCGGTAGCCGTGTGATGAGTGCGATTCACAAACGACTGCATTATTCACAGCGGATAGAATTTAATCTGTTAGCAGGTTTATTCAGAGATTATCTGCCACCGCAATATCCGTATATGACAGCGAATGGCGATCAGACCGTTAAGCAGTCTGACTTTGATGACCGGATAGATATCATACCAGTCAGTGATCCCAACATTTTCTCTATGAGTCAGCGTGTGATGATGGCGCAGGAAATGTTGAGAATGGTGCAGGCAGCACCAGAAATACATGGTCCGATGGGCATATACAACGCATATAAGCGTATGTATGAAGCGATGGGAATACAGCAGGTAGATCAGATACTGCCGCCCCCACCGCCTCCGCCACAGCCACAGCCAGTAGCTGCCGCATTAGAAAATGCAGGATTTGTAGCGATGCAACCTGCTACGCCTTTCCCTGATCAAGATCATATGGCGCACATACAGATTCACTTATCATTTTATAACTCTGCTGTCTGTCAGACGAATCCTCAGATACAAGGATTGGTCATGGCACATATCTACGCACACATAGATTTGATGGCAAGAAACCAAGCACAACAAGATCCAGAGATCATGCAAATGCAACAACAAATGCAAATGATGCAACAACAACAGATGCCCGGACCACTTGGTATGCCAGGTATGCCACCACAACAAATGCCAGGTATGCCACCACAGCAACCTAATCCTCAGATGCAGCAGATGCAACAACAGATGCAGGCAGTGCTGGAAACAAAGGTTGCACAGATTACCGCAGAGCTAGTAGATCAGATATCACCTGCGTTTGAGCCTAAACAACCAGAAGATCCTTTGATTGATTTAAGGCGAGAAGAGTTAGACATCAAAGCCGCTGACGTAGAACGCAAAGCAGAAGAAGCAGAGAAGAGATTTGGTCTTGATCAAGAACGTCTTGATACGCAAAAAGAACTTTCAGAAGAAAGAAACGACATACAGGTTGATATTGCGGAGATGAAAGATCAAACTGCGCAAGATAGATTAAAACTTCAGCAGGCTGTACAGATGGGTAACCTTGCTGAGAAAATGACTAAAAACTTTTTCGGGAACTAATCATGACGAATAAAGTAGAGAAAGACGGATTCACTATTAAAGATCAAGGCAGAGTGGACTATGCGAAGATTAAGCAAGAGCCCACCAATGCGTCTTCAAGTCCCGGTATGGGGAAAGGTAAAGCTAGGGGCGGTGGTGCAGCATTGAGAGGCACTAAGTTCTCAGGAGTTTATTAAATGACTGTAATTACGGCTGAAGAACTAGGACCAGACCTTGCTGATCGTTTAGGACGTTTGGGAGGAAGACCTTCGCGTGACGATGTGCTAGATAGAATACCTATGCCATTGCCTAGGCCAATGCCCAGAAGAGATATGCCTAGGCCAATGCCCAGAAGAGATATGCCTGACATGCCAAGAAGGGGTGGTGGGGATAAAATTGATCTCAGTAAACTTCTTGATAGATTAATGGGCCAATCTCCTAAAAGAGAAATGCCAATGCCTCCCCCTATTTTAGATAGATCAGGGGATTTGCCTGCACCAAGAAGTCGAAGAAGAGATAGGCCTAGACTTCCGGGCAAGCCAATGAAAGAAGGGTTCTTCAAAGGCGGTAATAAAAAATCTCCTAAAGAAATGATGGATATGCTTAGAGATAAATTAAGCGGAGGAATTCCTAGACCAAGAGGACAAAGCTACGAAGATGTCGTAGCTCGTGGTGGAGGCGGAATAAACCCAGTAGTTGGGCCAAATGGCGAAAGACTGTTTGATTTAATGGAATCTGGCGGATTGAAATCCGATTCTGATAGACCTTCAATGCCTATGATGCCCGGTAAAGTCATGCGTATGAATGAGGGTGGAGAAGCCATGAGCCCTCTTGAAATTCTTTACGGACAAATCGGTGTAGCGGACGAATCTGGCGCAAGGGATGTAATTGAAAAGATTTTATCCGGTCGATCTTCTGAACTAACAGAAGATCAAAGAGCGCTGACTAATTCTGGTATTTATCGAAGAGTAGCTAATAGATTAGGCATCCTTGATCGAGCAGGTAATCCAATCTCTGCAGGCAGTAGCGTTGCTACAGATGCAGGTAGAACTTATACACCAACCATAGGAAGAGCGCTTCAGACATTAAGCGAAATGGAAGGTGCTGAATCAGGGTCAGGTATAGAATCTCTTTTGAAACAAATACTTGGATACAATCCTAATCAAGAGGCCACTGGCGGAGCTTACAGACAAGCGATAGAAGCATCTGGATTCCCTGGTTTTATGGCCGGAGTAGGAGGAGAAGAAGGTGGACAACCTATGCCTGAACAGCCTAACAAAGGTTATGCTGGTTATGGCGGACAAGGCACAAGTTATGGCGGAAACTATGGAAACCCTGAATACAAAGGGTATTTCGGAGAAGCACCTGCTATGCCTTATGCTGGCATGAGCTCTCCTAATCCATCTCTTTCTAATATCATAGGCATGGCTCCAGCTAATTATTTTGGAATGGCTGACGTTGTAGGCAAAGAAGATGAAGGCGGTACAGCCAGTTAATGGATTCAGTAAACTTAGCAAACTACATACATGAGAAGATAAAGCAGCTTGAGTCAGACAGAGTAAGTTATATCTCAAGCGGTAACATCAAAGACATGGAGGATTATCGATTCGTCATGGGTGAATTGTCTGCGCTTCGCACCCTGCAGGACGAGCTAAAGAAAGCGCTGCAAAGTGAAGGAGACTTCGATGAGTGATCTGGCAACAGATACTGTCGCAAAACCGTCCTTAACGGACGCATACATACCAGAAGAGAGTAAGATCTTGGACCCAACTGTTCTTGATAAATCTCTGATTGAAAGAATGCCAAATCCTGTGGGATGGCGTTTACTTGTATTACCTTACAAAGGGAAAGGAAAAACAGATGCAGGGATTCTGTTAACCAAACAGACAACTGATCGTGAAAGCCTAGCTACCGTTGTCGCTTATGTGCTTAAAGTCGGACCTCTTGCCTATCAGGATGAAAGCAAATTTGCTTGTGTCCCTTGGTGCAAGAAAGGTGACTGGGTGCTAATCGGCAGATATGCTGGCGCTCGTTTTTCTCTAGAAGACGATGCTGAAGTACGAATCATCAATGATGATGAAGTGATTGGCACTATTCTAGATCCCGATGATATTAAAGCGTTGTGAGGTAAATTATGTCAGAGCAAGAAACTTTAACTGAAGCACTATCTAACTTGAATGACGATAACATTCAAAAAGCAGCAGTCCCAGAACATAAAAGAGAATCAGTTGATGAGATTCAAGAAGGTTCTACTTTTATTGATTTAGACGAAGATGATTTAAAAGACGTTGCGCCAATCACAGATGACAAAGTTAAAGATGACTTTGAAGAAGGTGCGCTTGGCGAAGATGATGTAGAACTTTCTGAAGTTGAGAAAGAAGCTAAGAAAGCTCAAGGCCGAATAAACCAAGCGGTTAAACAGGCTAAAGAATTTCAACGCAAAGAACTTCAAGCACTTCAATTTGCTAAACAATTGCAGGAAGAAAACAAAAAACTTTCTACTCAAATACAGTTAAGCAATCAAACTACTGCTAAAGAAAATCTTGCTATATCAAAGAATTACAGCAATGAGTTTGAAGGCAGGGTTGATGCGCAAGTCGATGCTGCAAAGGTAGCACTTAAAACTGCATATGAGTCAGGCAATCAGGACTTGATGGTTGAAGCTCAACAGCAGTTAGCCAGAGCAGAGTCTGATAGAGGCGCACTAAATCAATACAAAAGAGATCTTGAGAAGTACGAACAAGAACTTGATTCATATAATCAAGCAGAAAATAAAGTAAGAGAAGAGTTTCCAAATTATCAAGAACCAAAATATTCTCAATCACCAGCCCAACCGCAGTACGCAGAACCATCTAAGAAAGCACAAAACTGGGCGCAAAAGAATGAATGGTTTGGTGTCGATAAGATAATGACTAATGTTGCGATGGCAATACATCAAGACTTAGCACAAACTGGCATTGACTTAGAGTCTGATGAATACTATTCTCAACTTGACAATAAATTACGCGAAGAACTTCCAAACAGGTTCCAAGCGTCAAGCAACGCAGGAAACAGCGGAAAACCCGTCCAAACCGTAGTTTCCGGTACGCGCACAACAGGAAATGGACGCAGTCAAAAAGATCGTAGGGTTGAACTGACCCCTAGTGAACAGGCGTTAGCCAAGAAGCTGGGTGTGCCGTTCAAGGAATACGCAAAACAGAAAATGAGGTTAGAGGCATCATGACAGAAAAGAAAGCTGGATCGAACAGAGCCCCTAGAAGTCAAAGCTCTAGGAGTACGAAAGCGGCACGGCAACCTTGGAAGCCGCCTCAAGCCTTGGAAACACCAGAGCCACCGCCTGGAATGGTTTATCGGTGGGTAAGAACTCATATTAGAAATGAGGATGACAAGACCAATGTACACAAAAGGTTTCAGGAAGGTTATGAGCCTGTGCATCCGTCTGAAGTTGAAGGCTACGATTTGCCTACAGTTGAAGAAGGAAAACACGCTGGAACTGTGGGCGTTGGTGGTCTGATTCTTGCCAAGATACCGAAAGAAACGGTAGATGAACGAAACGCTTATTACGAACAGCAGACTGAAAATCAGATGAAAGCTGTCGATAATAATTTAATGCGTGAAAACGATCCTCGCATGCCGATTTCTAATGACCGTAAAAGTAAAGTTACATTTGGTGCTTCTGGTAAAAACGATTAATTTTTGATTGTGTTATAGGAGAATGAAGAATGGCAAATCAAGACACGCCTTTTGGACTTCGTTATGTGCGTAACCTGCAGGGTAATTATAACTCTTCAGGACAGTCTCGTTATAGACTAACGACTGCTGATGCAACTAACACTACCAACATATATCAGGGTGACATTGTCACTCAAGATACTGGTGGTATTGTTACTAGGATCGCTAGAGCAGACGGTGGTAGTGCTACCAGCGCTCTCATTGTTGGCGTATTTAACGGATGTTTTTATACTGATCCAACCACAAGCAAGCCTACATGGAGCAATTACTGGCCCGGAAATGCGGCCACTGATGCAGTAGCTTTTATCTACGACAGTCCTATGGATGTGTTCGAGATGCAAGCTGATGCGGCTTTCCCTGTTGCTGACTTGTTTGGTAATTTCGATATTGTTGACAACACTGGAACAGGAAGCACCGCAAGCGGTATTTCTTATGTAGAACTTGATGTTTCTACCGGAGCTACAACAGCGACATTGCCAGTAAAAGCCCTGGATATTTCACAAGATCCTGAAAATTCAGATGTAAGTACAGCCAATACCAACGTGCTTGTTACCATACAGAATCATCTGTTTGGTGCTAAAGCAGTTGGTTTAGCGTAATAGGAGGCTGAATAGATGGCAATTTCACGCGCACAACTAGCGAAAGAACTTGAGCCCGGTCTTAATGCCTTATTTGGCATGGAGTATGATCGTTATGAAAACGAACATGCTGAGATCTTTGATACCGAATCTTCAGACAGAGCGTTTGAAGAAGAAGTGCTGATCGTTGGCTTTGGCAATGCTTCTGTTAAAGAAGAAGGCCAAGGCGTTGAATTCGACAGCGCTAGTGAAGGTTTCACGGCTCGTTACACTCACGAAACAGTAGCTCTTGCGTTTTCTTTGACCGAGGAAGCGGTAGAAGACAACCTTTATGACAGGCTTGGCGCTCGTTATACAAAGGCTCTTGCAAGAAGCATGGCACACACCAAGCAGGTTAAAGCTGCTAACGTATTGAATAATGCGTTTAGCTCAAGCTTTGCAGGCGGTGACGGCAAATCATTGATTGCCACAGATCACCCCCTTGCTCACGGTGGAACCCTAGCTAACAGAGCTACCACCATGGCGGATCTTAACGAAACGTCATTGGAAAACGCTTTAATCAATATCTCAACTTTTGTTGACGATAGAAACATGATTCTAGCTATGAAAGGAACTAAGTTAATTGTTCCGCCACAACTTCAGTTTGTTGCTGACAGACTGCTTGAAACTCCCGGAAGAGTGGGAACAGCAGATAACGACATCAACGCAATCAGGAATATGGGACTCTTGCCAGAAGGCTATGCAGTCAACCACTTCCTGACGGATACCGATGCATTCTTTATCTTGACTGACTGCCCCGATGGGTTTAAGCACTTTGAAAGAACCCCAATCACCACCTCGATGGAAGGTGACTTCGATACTGGTAATGTTCGCTACAAAGCTAGAGAGCGTTACTCATTCGGATTCAGCAACCCTCGTTGTGTGTTTGGATCTCAAGGAGCTTAATAAGTTTCATGTGAAACAATGGAAGGTGGCTGAAAGGCCACCTTTTGTTGATCGTGTATAATGACGCATTGCGTTGGTTCTAGGAGGAACTGTTATGCCTACACATTTTAGAACTGGTGTTTCTAACCAAGTACCCGGAAACCCTTTATTTCAATTCCCATACTTAGATCCTACTAAGTATGTTACTTACTTTAATGATTTTCTTACTTATCATGCTGATGAGTGGACGATTACCACCACTGAAGCTGGAAGCGGTAACGCTAGTGAAGCACTTACAAGCGGTCCTGGCGGTTTGCTTTTGATTACTAACGATGACGCTGATAACGATTTGGACTTCCTTCAACTAAAAGGAGAGGCTTTCAAGTACGTTGCAACTAAGAACATGTTCTTTACAGCACGTTTTAAAGTAAGCGATGCAACTGAATCTGATTTTGTCATGGGTTTAGGTATCACTGATACCACACCTCTTGATACCACAGATGGATTCTTTTTCTTAAAAGCTGATGGCGCTGCAACCATGGACTTTCTGATTGAGAAAGATAACTCTGCAACCACTAATAGCTCCGTTGCTACTATAGCCGATGATACGTTTGTCACAGCATCATTTCATTACAACCCAACTGGCGGATCTGCATCCTCCGGTGGCGGTGCGTTTGAAATATTTATTAATGATGTTCAAGTTGCAACTCAAACCACTCTAACAAATGCCACTGATGATGAAGACCTTACTGTCAGCTTTGGTATTCAGAATGGAGCAGCAGCAGCAAAGACAATGACAATTGACTACATTTTAGCGGCAGTTGAACGATAGAGAGGTAAACTACTATGGCTTTTAAAAGTACAGGTAGTGACGTAACATCCAGCTTTATAACTGCTGCTGCCGCAGATCCAGACGGTGTTTCGACTGCTGCTGCAGTAGGAAATAACGCTGCATTGACGTTAGGAGGTGCTTTAGCTTCTGGAGGGTCTGTTACTTTTGACTCTCCAAGAAACGTCACCATTCTTAGTGGTGGAGATGACAGTGCTATATCTTTTACTGTTGCTGGTACGGATGAATCAGGCACTGCAGCCACAGAGTCTATAACTGGTGCTGATACTGGCACGGCCACAGGCACGAAGTTTTTTGCCACTATTACCTCTATAACTGCAGTAGGTGATCCTGCTGGTAATGTTAGTGCAGGCTCTGGAACAAGCATTGCTGGTGTTATATCAGCATCACGATGCCGCCTGCGTGGTATTTATGTAGTTAACGGAAGTGGTGCGGCAACGCTAAAGTTTAGAGA